TCGTATCGTCGAATAGCGGTTGTTAGTACGTGTCATCTTCATCTTATTCAGTCGCACCACATTCGTCGCATCGTAGGTGTCTGCGAAATATTCGAAATATTTCGAATAAGGGTCGCCAACATCTCGGTGACTACTCAGTAATATATTCCATATCGCACGATTTTTATATGAATTAATATTTGTCTTCTTATTGTTATTCTGGATATACACAAACAACTTGTTGTAATTATCGAGAGCCTCACGCGTATCGCCTATCACACGTAGCGTATCCTTAAATACTTTTTTGTATATAAGGGATTGTAGTTCGTCTGGCAAGTCGTAAAAATAATTTACGCGAAACGGCGAAGCCGATGACATCGTCATTGTCATATCTATTTAATCTCTATCTCTATCATCATTTTTTTATGCGTTATCCATTCCCACAGTTCCCTCGACGGCTAATTTTAATTTTTTAAAGATGAAGTTTTCTCTGCCTCGCGATGAACGGATTTGCGAAGGAAACCCGAAAATCTCTAATTGATTGAAGCACGTATGAGATTCTGGGATTCTTTTAACATCATACGCCTTGCCATTCAAATCTCGTCCATATTTATAATAAATTGTATAGTTACTGCTTTTATTATAAATGGGTAAAGCCGTCCAAAAGCGTAGTAGCCTTCGAATAAAAATATAGTGGTCTTCGTCGCTCTCTTTCTTCTCTTTATTATTTGTAATAATATTTGTAATATATCTTCGCATCCCTTTCAGTTTCGTTTCTATTTCATCGGCTTGTAAAGAATGCGTTCCTTCAATGCTTATCCTAATTTTCTTTGCCAACTCTTTAAAAATCCTTTTATCTAATCGCTCATTTGTAATCAACTGATTCAATTGTTCGACACTCACCTTATTATCCGCGAGGAATACCCTCAATCTATTATCAAATCCAGCAAATCCAGAGAACAAACTGTCATATCTCATTTTCATACTTTTATTCGAATTATGCTCTCCTTTGTTTAAAAAGTTTTTCGTTATTATATGCTTCGCCAACTGTAAAAGAAACTTGACACAATTCTCTTTCGTGATTTCGTGTCCTGTTTTGCTAATAACATAGTTATCGTTGAAAGTAAGTCCCACATAATCTATCCCATCTATTTGTGAGTTGCTAATCATATTGATATAAATAAGCGTATTGTCAAACTCGCATATATAAAAATACAACAAGTCATACAATGTGATGTCCTTCGGTTGCTTTATTAACCCCGCTACTATATATGTGGAAAATTGCATTGGTAGCCCAATATCTTCATTAACGACCGCAGTGGATAGAACCTTCCCGATGATATTATATATGTGGCAATAATCCTTCTCTATGTTAAATTGTTGCTGCATCTTTCCGTAATCCTTTTCATACGCCGCGATTACCTTTTTAAATTTTTCATCGGGTTCGAAGTTCGGGTTTATATAGTATTTGGATTCTTTATTATCGAGTGGTTGTATGAACGGACGCTTAGGATGCTCGTCATCGCAAAAGAGTTCTTCGTAAAACGTTGTAAAAAATTCACGAACGGGTCCTCCTGCGTCGATGGCTTTTGAACGGGAAATAGATAAATCGTCTGCGACTTCAAATATAGACACTTCAAATACTGTATAATTATTTGTAAATATATCATGTTTGTGATTATATAGTTGGTCTTTAATGTTATAAAAATATATGACGACAGATGCGAGTGCGGAATCTTTGTAAAATTCAAAATACTGTTTTTCGTAATACTCAAACTCAGGGTATTTTTCTTTTATAGACGCAGTTATCACATTCAAGCATACCTCGGGTGGCTTATGATATTGCTCACAACACCCAATCATCCTATCTCTGAAATATTTATACCCGCGAGAGCCGCGAGAGCCGTGAGAGCCGCGAGAGCCGCTATCGCCACTATATATCTTCTGAATCGCATCGCAAACATCGCTATGAATATCTTTGATATCTTTGCCTTTGCCGATAGGGTGTTTTGAACTTTTTTCAATCCCGAAAAACTTTCTTTTCTTTTCTAATATGGCTCTTCTATACTTCATTCCTAACGTGGTAATATTCAATGGACGCATACTCGAATCATATAGCAACGCCTTCTCAAATATCGCATTATATTCTTTGCCATCTGTTATGATGAGTTCATCGGTCTTCGGGTTTTTGTTGGGTTGCCGAACCCATCGCAAACAATCGCCTATATCATAGTAATTGGGTATAGTCTTCAATACAGACTTTTTAAACTTAATTCCTTTGCGGCTAATATTGTGAGGCTCTATATTCGAATTGTATATCAATGCTTGTTCAAATATCCTATTATATTCAGGGGAATCTTGGTATATTTTTTGTCGTGTTATCGGGTCTATGTCAACTTCTTGCATCCATCTTTCACATTCACTAATAGAATAAATAATATCGAACTTCGAATAATCGGTTCTCTTTACAATCACAATCGGTGTATTTATAATCTCGCGGCTCACGCGGCTCACGCGGCTCACGCGTCGCGTATTTACAATCGCATAGTAATAGGGGCGTCCTTCGATGTCTTCGATTTTAATATAGGAGTCCTTCGCAATCTCTGTGGTTATGCCAAACTCACGCAAATCTTCCTTGGTAAGAAAAACATAAAAAGGCAATTGCCCGTTCGAACTCGATAATTCGATGAATGCGATTCTCATTTTTTTATTGATTATTTCTCTACCGCATTTTGGTTGTGTCGTGCCAACGATTTTAAACTTCACATCAAACTTCGAAGTCTCTCGAATATATTCCTCCAACTCTTCCCTCGTTTGCGGGGGTTCTCTCGTCTTCTTCAACATCGTTTTTATAGTGTCGTATAATGCAAAAAGAAGTTCCTTCCCTTTCGATGTTATCATACGCGGTATTAAGTTATTATCATACTGATAACTCATACATAGTAGCCTGTTGTAGATAGGCGAATCGATTAAAATCGGATTGAAGGTTCGTGGATTCACGATGGGTATCGACACCCAATCTCTACATTCGTCGTATGTGAAATTATTCTGAGGGTTTCCATCTATCGCGAAGTCCAACTTTACATTGGTTACAAACCCCATCCCCTTCGGTAATCTCATCTCGCCTGACTGCCTTATTTTAAGGTTGTCTGAATATAATAACATATAATATTCGTTATTATATTCTTCGTATGATTCGTCTTTCATTTCTAACGATAATTTCGCTACATCTCGTACGTCGATAATATCATCTATAATATCTACTAAATATTTTTTAATCACATTGTCTAATATCGGTTTATATTCATTGATATAACTCAATAAGTAGTATGATATTTTTACGGACAAATTTGTTCCTTTGAAATGGCTTTTTAAATTTGCGTAGGAGAGATACTCAATATAGGATGCCGTTTTTATAGAAGGGGTTAGAAGTTGCGAGTAAATATTGCGAATATAATGCTGAACTAAATTCGCAATATCCATAATACCATCGAAATAATTCTTTTTGTCTTTATCAGATACCTTGCTCTCGTCAAAATATCTCTGGATAGCATTGGTGATTGCCTTTATATCATCGGAGGTATATGATTCAACAATCTTCGTAATTAATGTGCCATTCTCTACATTCTCTACTTCGTTCGATAGAGTAGAAAAAAAGGTTCGAAGACTTGTGAAGACGTTCTTATTGCGGTTATGTTTGGTAAGTTGTCTTTGCGAACGATATTCCGCTACTAATTTTTCTTCCTCCATTTTCTCTAACGTCATATCCATCAGTTTTTTCTTTTTCGCAGGACTCAAACTTTTATTCGAAGGGGATGATACATCAAACGACGATACGTCAAATGTATTCTTTTTTGCGTTTGACATTTTCGGCAAATCGATAGTCCCTATCGGTTGATGTAAAAAGAGGTTATCTATCTTTTCCATTAATGCCAAGCGTTTTTTCACACTTATAATTATTTTATTTATATACTCGAATAACATATAATCTTCTTCTTTGGGTTCATTGTTTAAAATCTGCGGTGTAGGCAATCCATATTGTAGCGTGGTATATAATAATTCCATATATACCCGCATATTATTGCGAATGTTATACCTTGTTCGTGGATTTACGAAATGGTCTTTTGCCCAGTCTTTACATTGCTCCCTTGTAAAAGGAGGGTCTGAATATGTAAAATTATTGTCATTTGGGTATAAACGAAGTGTGTTATTCTGTTTATATTCTGTAATCTGTTTAACAATTTGTTGCCTTAACGCAGAATTATAAAAACATTTTCTTTTTATCTTGTCCAAGATATACATTGGATTATTTTGACCTTCTTGATTTAATATATCTCTTCTTCTAAATGGAGCAAAACTTGGGTATTTTCTTCCAAATGGAGAAAAACTTGGGTCTTTTATCCATAATAAACACTCTTCGTCTTTCACTTCGAATTGTCTTCTTGACGACTCCATAATTCTATTATATAGATATAAAAATAAAACACATATACCCATATAGAATACATAAATGTTCCAGACAATTACGAAACTGTTCGAGAAGGAAAAGGGTAAATATATCTATTTTGGGGCTTCCATCATTTACTGTGATGAGAAGAATGTATGCTTTGTATATTACCCTGATACGAGCGTTCTACCCGTAGCGACAGCGTCAGATACCAAGACTGTTGTGGCGACGGCATAAATGCTGGGGCATAAATGTCCTGATTTATTTTTTATAATGTAAAAATTGATTACTATTTTTATAATATTGTAGCAGAGACAAACGAAGAAGCAAATCGCAAACAACAAAGCAAATCGCAAACAAAGAAGCAAAGCACAATGAACAGTTATTTCAACACCGATGGTAGCGTCTTGTATCACAAATTCACAAACGTCGAGTTCAGTGGCGTTTTTGGTAGCAGTGGCGATTATCACCTTTTCATCAAATACGAAGACAAGGTTTATATGGAGGTGAAGGGAGTCGGTGAAATAGTGATACCCTTTGCCGAACTCCAAAAGCACAAGTATTGGAAGCAGTATTACGACTTGTCGCTTCTGCTTACACCCAACAAATATTCACTGGCAGAAGACATCATATATAGTAGCAAAAACACAAATTACTCCATCGCTTATAGCGATGCGAGATACTGGTCGATTCATACTATGTTTATGAATACCGATGCCATTGATGAGGGATATGTTTGCTATTACAAGATTAACCCATTCGACTTGGAGAATATGGGATATACCTCCCAGAAAAATATAGATTTATTTCAAGAGAATTATGCGAATACGAGAGACGATTTCATAAACGTAGAGTTGGAGATTTACAATTCACTCGCGACGGAATACCAAGCCGTCGCCCAAGCAAATCAAGAAGAATGAATGAAAATGAATGTATATGAATATATATGATGTATATCTCTATGTATCTATTTTTATATTTTTGTTTTTCAAAAACTGATTGCGTCTGTTAATATTGAAACGCAACCGCTTCGCGACTGCTTCGCCGCTTCGCAGACTTCGCGACTCGAAATGAACTACACAGCAAGTGGCAACGACTTGTATTCTTATCACGATGTGTCAAACGTCGAGTTCTCAGGAGTTCTTGATAAGTATCACATAATATATGGGGCGACAATGAATATCAGTTCTATATACGACTATCACCTTTTCATCAAATACGGAGACAAAGTCTATATGGAGGTGAAGGGAGTCGGTGAGATTGTGATGTCATTTGCCGAACTTCAAAAAAACAAGTATTGGAAGCATTATTACGACTTGTCGCTTCTCCTCACAAACAATAAGCATCGGGTAATCAAAGACTTGGTATATAACAGCAACTATTACGACCCTAACATATACGAAGATATTCGAGTCTGGTCTATCGATACTGCTTTCATAGATGGAAGTTATGACAGTAAAACAAAGAAGGTTGTAGAAAGCGAATACAATTGCTATTATAAGATTAACCCATTTGACTTGGAGAATATGAATTACACGTCGCAAAAGCATTTGGATACATTCAAAAAAAATTATATGTCAAGATACGAGGTTAGAAGCCGAACCTTTGATAAAAAGAGAGTATATTACGATACCTTTGTGATTGACTATCAGGCAAGTTTGATGGAGGCGGAACTCGACGAACTCTCGGCAATCTTTGAAGATAAAAAGAATGTTGTTAATCTTGTAGCCCTCAATGACATAGAGGGTATGAATGGCGACGTGCTAAGGGTTATCTATAATCTTGTTGTTAGCGTAGAAGGACACAAGAGATATTCGGGAATTATTGATACAATCGATAACTGTAAAAACAAGTTAGAAAGGAACGCTCAGATAATAGAAGCATAAATATTCTAAAAAATGATTACAACGCTACAATCGGCATTGAATATTAGAAACAGAAACAGAAACAGAGACATACCGATTTGACGAAGCCGCGAACCCAACACAAGCAACTCCAAAACACACCAGAGAATGTGCGACAATTTCCGTTCTTCTGCCGAAGACAACGAATGCAGCGAAAGCGAAGGCAACGAATGCCAATGCGAATGCCAATGCGAATGCTCTGGTGTGTTTTGGCAGCGAATACAAGAAATGCAACCCTATCATAACGCACCTAACTATATGTCGTGTCGTGGCGACTATCACCTCTTCGCCAAACACGGAGACAAGGTCTATATGGAAGTTAGAAATGCTGGTGAAATTGTGATTTCGTTTGCTGAACTACAAAAAAACAAGTATTGGAAATACTACTATGACCTTTCGCTTCTCCTCGCGAATGACAAGCATAAACTGATAAAGAACGAAGCGTTCAACGCATTGAACACGTTATATAAAAATGTATATGATTACAAGGGTGATAGGACGTTGTCGTTTGAAACTGCCTATATCGACCAAAGCGAATATAAAAACATCAAGATAATCCCAAGCGGGAATGTCTGCTATTTCAAAATCAACCCCGCAGACGTGGAGGGTATGAAATACTCTACGCAAAAAGAACTTGAACGCTTTGAACTGGGATATATGAACGAACTTGAACGGGTGAAGTATTTTCCAAGTAGGTTGGTGATTTACATGAATATCGCGATAGAATATCAAGTGTCGAAGATGGAAAAGGAACTGGACGAACTTTCGGCGTTCTTTGAGAACAAGAAGCATATCGCAAATATCACGGCGATTAAAGATAAACTCGATATGAATATCGACGTGCTTATGATTATCTATAAAAATCTTGTCGAGAATGACAAAGCCGATAACCCTGAAATGGTAGCGAAGATAGAGAATGCGATGGAAGCAAACACCGCTTTGAAACTCATTTCGCATATTCTCGCTACTTAAATGAATATGTGAGTATGTAATTAATGTATTTTATTTATTTTTATATTCTAAAAAATGATTACGATGCGTTGAATAACAGAAACAGAGATATACCGATTTGACGAAGCCACGAAGCAAAATCGAGTATATATTGCGACATCGCGAAGCCGCGAAGCCGCGAAGCCGCGAAGCCGCGAAGCCGCGAAGCATCGCAAAGCATCGCAAAGCAACAAAGCAACCCTACAATGAGCGGCACCGAATGCTCTGGCGTGTTTTGTCAGGAAATATATGTTTCGTATGCCTTTCGTTATAATGAACCTGAATATATGAAGCATCGTATCGGGATAGCGGGTGATTATCACCTGTTCGCCAAACACGGCGACAAAGTCTATATGGAAGTGAAGAAAGTCGGCGAGATTGTGATGTCATTTGCCGAACTCCAAAAAAACAAGTATTGGAAATATTACTATGACTTGTCGCTTATGTTAGCAATTGATAAGGAGATAAAGAATGAGCCATTTAACAACTTCTATGACGAGGCGTATGAATATACGGGGAAACGAGTGTGGTCTTTGGATACCGCATATATTGATTTAGATATCGACGAAAACGCCAAGAGCAACTACAAGATAATCCCAAGCGGAAATGTCTGCTATTACAATATCAACCCCGCAGACGTGGAGGGTATGAAATACTCTTCGCAACAAAATATAGACATCTTCAAGCAGATTTATATGTGCCGAAATGATATTAGGTCGGGCTATTTTCTAAGTAGGTCGGTGATTTACAGGAATATCGCGATAGAATATCAAGTGTCGAAGATGGAAAAGGAACTTGACGAACTCTCGGCGTTCTTTGAAGAAAAGAAACATATCGCGAATATCACGGCGATTAAAGAGAAGGTAGAGATGAATATCGATGTGCTTATGATTATCTATAAACATCTTGTCGAGAATGACAAAGCCGATAACCCTGAAATGGTAGCGAAGATAGAGAAAGCGATGGAAGCAAAAACCGCTTTGAAACTCATCTCGCGGATTCTCGCTACTTAAAGGAATGCTACTTAAAGGAATTGCTACTTAAAGGAATACTTTGCTACTTAAAGGAATACTACTTAAAGGAATGCTACTTAAAGGATTTGCTACTTAAAGGAATATTCTTGGTATATTATATATTTTTTATATTTCCCGACATACCTCGCATAAATATGTCCGACACAATATGTCCTATTTTATGATGCGAACGCATAAAAATGATTTTGAATGTTAAACCTTTATATTGCCGATATTGCCAAAAGATAGCCTTCAAACCGAACGCAACTCTCAAACGCAATCTGCCGCCTTCGAAAGAACGCAACCCGAACGCAAACCAGCCTTCGAAACGAACGCAAACGAACGCAAGATGCACTGTTCCTCTATCGATACGAACAGGAATTACGCCCATCACACCTTCGTAAATGTCGAATTCACCGCATTCATCGATATTAGGCATTTGAAGGACAACTATGAATACGACTACCATATCTTCATCCGATACGGCAACAAGGTCTATATGGATGTGAAGGGTGTCGGGGATGTCGTTATTTCATACGAAGAACTCCAAAAAAACAAGTATTGGAAATATTACTATGACATGTCGCTTATGTTCGCGGATGACAAGCATCTTGCGTCTCAGGAACTTCTATTTAGCAGTGATTATTGCGATTATATATTATATGATACGGAAAGGCATTGGTGGATTGACACTCATTATATTGTGAATAATGAACTCCATCGATATGGGGACAAAGGTGTCCGAGACACCTACGATAAACTCGCGTATTTCAAAATCAACCCATTCGACTTGGAGAATATGGATTATACTTCGCCAGAAGATTTGGAAGTCTTTCAAATGAATTATATCATCGACGAAGACTTTGAATCGAAGAGAACGAAGTGCGTCGCTTACAATAACCTCGCAATCGAATATCAAACCAAAAAGATGGAAGAAATGAGCGAAGAAATCGAAGAACTCTTCGCATACTTCAAGTTGGAAGTTGAGGATAGAAAGAATGTTCTTAGTGTCATCGCACTCTATGACAAAAATGAAGATATGAATAGGGACTTGCTTATGATGATTTACAAAAATCTTATTCGAACGAACGCGAATCATTTCCACCTCGTTGCGAACGTAGGATGCTAAGTGTTTGATGATGATGAATGTTATATGTTATGTATTTTTATATTTTTCTTTAAATATCGTAAAATAACTGAATAGTCTCTATTATTTTATTTGTGCTATTATTTATTGAAGTCCAGTATTTTATCTGTGCTTCGAGTGTGTGTAATCTATATTCCCAGTCTTCTTTATATTTAACCACGCAAATACCATTCATATTCTGTTCCCAACACGAAGGTATCTTTATAGTTCCCTTTCTATAACTATCTGGATTAAATCTAATAAATACAATAGGTCTATGTCCTACATCTTGTGATATTTCCATAATACGTTTATTTTCGCAACTACAATCGTAATCTTGATGAGCGTTCTCGTCTATTTCTATGATTAACACTTGATATCCTAAATCCAATAATATATCAGGTCTTCGCATAGAACATCCGTCATTAACCTTCTTATCAGTTATCCAAGTATGTTCTGGAAATCGTTCGCAGACAAAATCTACAACTGCCCTCTCTTTTGTCTTGTAGTTTCTTGTGACTGGCTTGTCAGGAAAGGTGTATATATAACATCTTAAACAGTATCCGTCGTATTTGTCTTTTACTATTGTAAGACACCAATCATGAAAGCAAGTTTGATGCTTTATATCTCGCATTCCATTCAATTTGTGAGTAGCACAATATAATGCCTTTGTCTCTCCTTCATAATTAAATGCTGGTCGTGTTTTACAACCTTCGTGAAAGCAGGTTTGATTCTTTATATCTCGCATTCCCTCTTTCTTATGAGTTGCACAATATAAGCCTTTTGTCTCTCCTTCATAATTAAATGCTGGTCGTGTTTTACAACCTTCGTGAAAGCAGGTTTGATTCTTTATATTTCGCATTCCCTCTTTCTTATGAGTTGCACAATATAAGCCTTTTGTCTCTCCTTCATAATTAAATACTGGTATTTTTTTACAACCTTCGTGAAAGCAGGTTTGATTCTTTATATCTCGCATTCCCTCTTTCTTATGAGTTGCACAATATAAGGCTTTTGTCTCTCCTTCATAATTAAATACTGGTATTTTTTTACAACCTTCG